TGATCGAAGAAGCTGGTTCGTTTGATGCCGCCCTATCTAAAGGCTGGCTCACTACGGACATCCTCTCTGACACATTGGATAATCTGGTCAGCAAGGCGGCTGGTACTCAAGTTACCATTTCCGAACTTTCTGATGAGCAGTTGCAAAACATTGGCTACACACAGGAGCAGGTAGATGCTCTCCGTGCTCTTTCCGAAGAAGTGAAATCTTCTGATAGCAACCTCGCCTCTTTGGTCAGCACGATGGACCGTCAAAGTGGCCGTGAGCTTCTATTCGATTCACTCTTAAATGGGGCCAAGGCCATTCAAGGATTGTTCAAGACTATCAAGGGGGCATGGCAGGATATTTTTCCACCTGCTACATCGGAGCAGCTTTATTCCTTCATCGAAGCGTTACATTCCGCATCGGAAAAGATAAGGGATTTCTTCACACAAGCGGAAGAAGGCGCAGACGGATTTACTGGTGCGGTGAACAAGCCATTACAAGACATCGGAAACACTTTCAAAGGCCTTTTTGCGGTACTTGACATCGTGAAGCAGGCCTTTAGTGCTTTGTGGCGTGTTATTACCCCCGCCGGGTCCATAGTCGGTGGACTTCTCACTGGAGTTCTTGGACTTACTGGCTCCTTCGGTGAATGTCTCGTTAAACTGGATGAGGCCATCAATAAAGGTGATATCTTCTACAATGGTCTCAAGTTCATTGTGGACATAGTTAAAGGCGCGATTACCGCAATGACCAGTTTCGCCGCTGCGATTGGCGAAAGTTTGGGCTTTCCCGGTCTTGATGGGGCAACCGCTTCCGTTGAAGCCTTCCTTGGGACTTTGAAGGAGAAAGTCGGAGCCCCAGGTTTTGAGAAATTACAGGCTATTTTTGATGGTATCTGCACAAGAGCAAAGTGGGTAAAAGATGCTATCGTTGGCATGAAAGACGGCGTTGTCGATTCGATGGGTAAGATTGATGGGGCTGTTTCCGGGAATAAATTTGTTCAGGTCCTGACGGG